TTACTGTATTTATTGAGCTTCCTGTTTTCACTGCGTTCAATAACCAAACAGCGGACGTCACGATTGATCTCCGAGTGTTGGGCGCGCCACCCGGCAACAGCGACTCTACGACGTACATACTCGGAGTCGTTGACACGCTCATGAACTCTTCTCTTGCAGTTGTATCTGGACGGCCTTCGCTTGCTCAGATCGGATCGCAAGATCTACCTGCTTACGACCTCACAATTAGAATCGGCTCAAGCCGCAGATAAAAGGACAAAACAATGCCCACAACTTACCTATCAAACCCAACCGTCAATGTCACCAGCCCGTCAGCAATCGCGCTCACCAACAACTGTTCTGCAGCGGTATTGACCCTTACGGCAGAGGCGCTTGAAAACACGAGCTTCGGCCAGACTTCCCGCACCTACACGGCTGGGTTGTTCAGCAATGAGTTGACCTTGACCTTGTTCCAAGGTTACGGAACGACCGAAGTAGAAACATACTTGAACACTTTGTTCGGTGTTGCCTCCACTATCGTTGTCAGCCCGTCTGGAACAACTGAGTCCGCTTCGAATCCTGAGTACACGCTCACTGGTTGTTACCTAGAGACCGTCACCCCGATTAACGCAACCGTCGGCGAACTGTCAGTCGTTGAAGCCGTGTTCAAGGGTGGCACCTACGGTCGCGACATCGTCACGCCGTAATCCGTAAACTGATCCAATCCCGACTAGGAGAACCATGAAACTTACACTTAGCGTCCGACTTACCGATGGTGAGACTTACCGAGTAATCACGAACCTGTTTGTGATCATTTCGTGGGAGCGTAAATTTAAGCGACGAGCATCAGATCTGAGCAATGGGATCGGGATGGAAGATCTAGCGTTCATGGCTTACGAGGCCAGTAAACAGCAAGGTCACCCGGTCCCAGTCTCATTTGATGAGTTCGTCAAAAAGTTAGAAGATCTAGAAGTTGTGGAGACTGAATCCGCAGTCCCTACGCAGGAGGCCACCGACGTCAGCTAGCAGCTCTGCTAGTTGAGACTGGATTCTGGCCTCCACAAATAACATTTGAGACAGACGATCTAGCAACTTGTGTGCAGATCATCAACGAGCAGAGAAAGAAAACCTAATGGCTGCAGATCTGAGACTTGATACTTATGGTCTGCAAGACGCATTGAAGAAGATGCAGAAAATCAACCCTGCTATTCGTCGCACTTTGCTTAAAGACACAAAAGTTGCAGCTCAACCCCTGGTGGATCTGATCAACAGTCGAGTCCCAACAACGCCACCGTTGAGCGGTATGAATCACAACGGTCGTACCGGGTGGGGCAATGTCAAAAAGGTGCAGATCTCGTTGAATACTCGCAAGCCTCGCAAGGGTTCTGTCACTGCTGGCGCTGAACAGATTGCAGTGGTTCGTGTAGTCACCAAGGGTGCTCCTGTGGCGATTACGGACATGGCTGGCCGTGCTGGTGGCACTAAGTCGCGCCGAGAGTCAAAGTATCGCCGACCTAATTTTGCGTCAGCTCTTCAGGGTGAACCGTCGCGTTATATGTGGAAAGACATAGATCAGATGGTCGCTGAAACCGAACGGGCCTTGAAGCCGATCATTGACCAGTTCATGGTTGATGCACAGAGAGAGTTCAACTGATGGCTATCAACCTACCGATTATTTCTGAGTGGAATCCCAAGGGCATTGATAAAGCGATTGCCGACTTTAAGAAACTTGAAACCAACGGTCAAAAAGCCTCGTTTGCTATTAAGAAAGCAGCGGTCCCTGCAGGGCTCGCGATAGCAGCTCTTGGCGCTGTCGCTTTTGATGCTGTCAAAGCGTTTGCCGAAGATGAAGCTGCAGCCGAAAAACTTGGTTTAACACTTCAGAACGTCACTTACGCAACCGACGCCCAGATCGCATCCGTGGAGCAGTTCATCACCAAGACTTCTATGGCTGCAGCTGTTGCCGACGATGAACTTCGCCCGGCACTCGACAAACTGGTTCGTGGCACTGGCGATGTTGCTCAAGCTCAAGATCTACTTACTCTTGCGCTGGATGTCTCTGCGGGCACTGGCAAAGATCTAGGCGCAGTCGCTGACGCGCTAAGTAAGGCTTACAACGGCAACTTCACAGCCCTCAAGAAATTAGACCCAGCACTGGCTTCGCTTATTGAGGAAGGCGCTGACGCCGACGAAGTGTTTGGTCGTCTAGGTGCAACATTCAAGAATCAAGCCTCAACTGCAGCGAACACGACTTCAGGCAAGATGAAGAACTTGTCAATTCAGATGGGCGAGTTTAAAGAGTCAATCGGCGCAGCTGTCGCACCACTCGTTGAAAAACTGCTTCCAGCACTTTTGAAGTTCTCAACATTTGCTCAGGAGAACACAAAACTTATTGTCATTCTTGGAGCCGTGATCGGGACGTTTGCTTTAGCAATCATTGGTCTTAACGCAGGCCTTGCGATCTACAACACGATCCAAGCCTTGACACTTGCACTAAACACTGCACTCACAGCATCGTTCTCGGCTCTTTGGATCGCTACTGGAGTCGTGGTCATTATTGCGATTATTGCGGCACTGGTTGCGCTACAAGTCAAGTTCAACATCTTCGGAAAAGCCATTGACGCCCTCAAGGCTGGCTTCATGGCTTGGTGGGGCGTCGTCCAGTTCGTGTTCGGTGCAGTCAAAACAGGGTTTGCTGAATTGGCGGATCTTGGCAAAGCGATTTTTGACGGCATTGGCGGAGCGTTCAAGGGTGTTATTAACGCTGTCATCTCAGCAATGGAAAAGGGCTTGAACTTTGCGATCAAGGGACTGAATACGATCCTTGACGGCATTGACAAAGCAGCCGGTCCGTGGGTGAACTTCGGAAGTATCCCAGAAGTTAAGTTGCCTCGACTAGCTGAGGGGGGCATTACGACGGGCCCCACAATCGCCATGATTGGCGAAAAAGGGCCAGAAGCAGTGATCCCTCTAGACAGGCTTGGCAGTATGGGCGGAGGGATGACACTCAATGTCAATGTCACTTCAGCGAACCCAGACGATGTCGTCGCAGCTCTACAGCGTTGGGTCCGTAATAATGGATCACTGGCTTTAGCTAGCACCAGCGGAGTCAGATTCTGATGGCGTTTGCGCTGACATGGAAAATAGAGTTCGGCGACATAAACGGTTTGACCAACATCACCTCGTATGTGCAACAAATGAACCTAGATCTCAGTGCGGAACTCGCCGTCTGCGGACGAGGCTCGGCACAACTGACAATTAACAACAACGGCGGACAGTTCACCCCAACCAGTGGCACCTACGGATCTGTTGACTGGTTCAGCAAAGCGATCGTCATTACGGCTACATCAGGCGTGAATACTGGGATCGTCTTTACAGGGATGATTGTTGATTATCAGATCACAATGGTCAACTCAAAAGAATCAACAGTCACGATTGACTGTCTAGACGCTTTTAGCTTTGGCGGTAAATCATTCGCTCGAGCCCCTACGAATCCAGATCTTGCTCTGGTGATCGAAACTGCAGTTGAACGCAGTTTCAATGGTCAAGGCACTGCCAACTTTGAGGTCATTCAAACGCCAACACTTGGACAATCCATATCGTACTTTTCCAAAGTTGAGGTCACGAATGCGACCGGAAGCAACACAAGTATTGACCCAACTACAATTAACTATGGGTATATTGGCGACTGGTTAAACAATCAGATTCTTCCATCAGGCCCAAGTGCTTTAATACCGACCGACTATGTCATCGGAACTTATGCCGGTACGCCTAATGTGTGGATCTGGAACGCGACCCTGATTGACAGACAACTCAACAGGACATCACCAACACTTTACGAATTTGCTGATGGTTCGTCTGCAATAACGACAGGACAAATCCCGTTCTCAGATATTTCTACAGGGTTTCGAGTAGAAGATCTGACGAACGAAGCAATTATCTCAAGGGTGCCTGCGTCGGTTCCAACAGCAACAAACGATGCGAGTCAGACACTTTATGGCCCAAGGACAAGGAGCTACACGAATGTCGCTGCTGGCTCTTTAAGTACCTATCAAAGTGATATCTCTAATTTTTGGGTTAATCGTTACGGCTCCATCCAATATCTGCCACTAGAGATTCAAACTAGTTATGCAGTGCTCAAGGGATCAGCGGTTGATGACGGCGTAGCAATGCTGGAGTTCATGCAGCTCTTATGGCCTAGTACTGCACTGTGGAATCGTTTAACGATCAAGTACAAGCCGACCGGTGCAACGTCAACTCAAACAATTCAAATGGTTGCTACTCGAAGGCTTATTACTGCAGACCCGTCTAACACTACGATCAGACTCACTGTCAAGTCTGGCGCAGATAACCAGTCGTTTGAGTTAGACAGTTCCACTTACGGAATACTTGACACTAATAGACTTGCTTAAGGAGAAACATTATGGCTACACAGTGGACAGCAGGAACAACTAGCGGGCAGGTGTTGACTGCGGCAACGCTTAACACCATTGGGGCCGCATGGGTTGACTACACGCCGACCCTCACACAATCGGCAACGATTACGAAAACAACCAGCAACGCCCGCTATTGCCAAATACAGAAAACAGTTTTCGTGCAGGTTTACCTAATCGCAACCAGTGCAGGCACAGCAGGCAACATCGTCAAAATTGGTTTACCAATTGCCGCAAGAGCTGCCAACTCATCAACAACTGGCATCGGTCAACTTTACGACGCAAGCACTAACCTCATGTATGTAACATCAGCATATTTAGACAGCACGACTGCTTGTGCTTTTTTGTACCAAACAGGTAACCCGTTTGGTGTGTCGCCTGCAATTACTATTGCCGCTGGCGACCAATTACAGATGAACTTGACTTACGAGGTGGCATGATGAAAACAGTTACCTGCACAAACGAGACCTGCCCAGAGAACGGTGTTCAAGAACATTTCTGTGGCGACCCCGACTATGTCGAATGTGGTGTGTGCCACGAACCGTGTGCATTATCGGAACTGTACGACGACCCCGAATCGTGCAACTGGACACCCGGAAGCAACCCGTGAAAACGCTTGCCGTGATCGCAGCTCTCGCTGTCGTCCTCATGTTTGTCGTTACAGGGTGTAGCGACCGCACTCGAGACAACTGCGAAACTAAACCAACAGCCACAAGGTGCAACCAATGAGAAAACGACTTACTAACTCCGAGATCAAAGCGCGCCTAGTTCTAATGGTGGGAATTGCGCTGTC